ATATGGCCTTCCATATCCGTCTGTTCCCGAAGGAGGAACGGGATAACCACTACCATTATTCATAGCACCTTGCATTTGATTATATTGTTGCATATTACCTGTTAATCCTGCTACTGCGGAAGCCGCAGTTGGTTGCATAGGCATTTGTCCACCACCGCTAAATCCTTGAGATTCTAAGTATTGTTGCTTTGCTAATTTTCTTTGATTAACAACTTCTGTATTGATTGCCGCATTTAACAACTTTTGAATATCTAAATCAATATTCTCTTGAGTAATCTTTTCAAATTCTCTCATAGCATCAGCATTGATTGTTATAGATGCACCGTTAGTTGTAAATGCTAATTTACTAAGCATTTGAGAAACAACTCGCTGAACTACATCTTCCATTAGTTTTTCAAGAGAAGTTAAAAATTGTTCACCATGATATTGAAAGAACTCTTCAACATGATTATCTTGTAAAGAAAGTAAGTTATTTACATTCTTGAAATTTTGGTCGCCTTGTTGTTGAACTGCGTTCATTATTGTTCCATTACTTGTTCCTAATATTCCCATAATTAGTCCTCCTTGTTTTCTATTGATTCTTCGTTTGTTGCTTTAATGTTGTGCTTTAGCATTAGATAATTCATTCTATCTGTCATTATGTTTATTTCTGTAATTAATCGTATTACTTCATCGGTAGCCGTCTTATTATCCGCTAAGGTGGGCGGGGTTATAAACCAACCTGCGTTAGTTAATGACAAAACATCTTCTCTTGTTAAAGTATTGATTGGGCCACTTTTTAGCATCTTAGGCATTTTAGGTTTAAATGCTTTAAAATCCAATCCATGTTTATCTGCAAGTATCTGTTGTTGTAGCATTTCTAACTGCATATAATGTGATGCGTGTTTAGGACAATATGTTCCTCTTAACGGCCTTCCTTTAATTACACCATCTAAAGGAATAGGTGGTCGCATATAGTCTCCTTGTTCCCAAATATGATGAAATCCACAAACAACGCATCTATCTTTTAAATTAAACTTTTTACCATATTTAATTCCTATAAACTTTTTAGGCTCGGCTTGTAAAACTTTAATTAGTTCTTTTTGTTGTTTCTTAGGTTTAAATGAAACAAACTTGTATTCTTGAACAACCCCACTTGCTCTTGCTTGTTGCAGGGGTGTTAATATCGGGCTAAATTGTTGCGGAGCATTTTGTCCTATCAATTGGTTGTTATACATCTTCCATTCCTCAATAATCTTTTATCATAGTCATTACGCCTCTATATACCATTTCGGGGTCGGACTTTGCTGATACTATATATTTGAAACATGGTATTCCCTTGTCATTTAACTGTCTCATTCCATACTTAAAAGGTTCAAATATTTTATGTTTGTCTATGGTTTCTCCTTCTGCTAAAGGATATTTTTCTCCCCAAATATCATATTTGTTCGCCCATATCCCAATAGCCATAGGATAATCCGATTCTCTTTTTCTTCTACCTGTTGGCCAAAAATCCGATACGATAGTATCAACTAAAAACTTCCATGCTACTTGATGGTCTAAGTTTGCTTCATTATCTAAATGCCTATGGTCTATCATAAAAATAATATATTTGACTCTACGATTTTTCATATCTTTTACCCATTCTTTCCAATAAACCGCTTCACCGCCTATGTCAGCACTTTTTACTGTATGAGAATCACCATCAATTTTTACATTCTTTCTTGTCGCTCTATGTAATCCAACGGTTCTTTGATTTATTTGAGGCACTTCTCCCCTTGTTCTTAGTTGGTGGCTTAATGTTGTTTTACCAACCATTGTAGCACCATAAACTCCAAAATTAATAGCATGAACCTTCTTCCAAAAACCAATAACTGCTTCGCCAACTAATATAGCAAAGCCTGTCATTAATGACATATCAATGACTCCATATATCCGATACCCTGTCTATAATCCAACCCATTATATTTATATCAAAGACTCCCATAATATTACCAACTAAAAACATAGCCAAAGTAGAGCAACTTCCCCAAAACCATGCTTTCATTTTCAAAAAGAAAATATCAGCAGAATGCGCTCTTGATTGATTATAAGCGTAATCCGAATCCGAGAACCCCATTAAATCCCCAAAGACCATTCTTTCACCGCCTATTGTAATGCGGCTAAGAACTCATTTCCGACAGTATTTTCTTCTTCTTCGGAAATGCCTTGATAAATATTGGTATTATATTGTCGTGCGCTTTCACGCATTTTTTGTCTTTGTTGTTCGTCTCTTGCTTTTCTTTCCCAAAAGGCCGCTATCTTTCTATCAAGAAGCCACATTTCTATCTTGTCATTCAAGACTAAATCAAATATGGCTTTCATAACCATAATTGCACCTATTGTTCCTAAACCAAATAAAACTGAATGTGCTAATGGCCCATATGGGAAACCTGTTCCAAATTGAGCATAAGCAAATACATTTGTTCCACTTAATGCTCCAACAAAAAGTATAGTCATAACTAAACGGGTATCTTGGCTTAACGCTGGCATAATAAAACCTCAAGCAAATTCAATAGAAACTGCAACTGAACCCGATGCTTCTTCAAAGAATAATCCGTTTGAACAGATAACTCCATGCATATCAAACTCTAATGTTTGATTCGCAGTTAAAACAATTCTTGCGATTTCTTTACCTGCGGCACTTGTGTTATCATATACTTTGATAGAAGCGGCAGAACCACCAACCTCGCAAGCATGAATTGAAATCAATTTACATTTTCCTGAATAAACAAGACCGCTTGCGGTTAATACTCCGCTACTTCTGCAACTCGGCATATTTCTCTCTCCTTCAAACCACGAACAGGGGTTTTCCCTATTAATGCTATGGGTCTATTATTCCTCTAAAGCAGACTTTTTAGGTTTAGCAGGGGCTTTCTTTGCTTTTGTTTTAGCAGGTAGTAATTCCTTGCATAATTCATCATGCGTAGTTATTTCTTTACCAAAAGCCTTAGTTAGCCTTGTAAGCATTTTAGGGTCAATTTGTTTCAAATCTTTCCTATCGCTTTCAGTAAAAGAAATATCTAAGTTAGAATCACCATATACTCTAAGAGCATCAATAGCCTCCACTTCAACAGAAGCGTCTCTATTTAGTATTTCACCAAACATTAACAAAGTCTTAGACCTTGAGCCTTTGGCTAATTTAATTGTCGCCAACTAAATCACCTTCAAAGCAATCCATAAACTCTAACTCTAACTATTCCTTCATCAGCCGTTCCTGCTAATTGAGCAGAACCCGTTGAAAGAATAATTTTAACGCTATCAATAGATTCATATGCGCCTGTATTAGAAACAACGGCTCTTGCTGAATGACCTATTTCTTCAACTCCTGTTACAATTAATTGAGTTATTTGACTCAATCCAACAGAAGCCGCAGTTAGAGTTATTCCGCCTTGAACATAGTTAGTGATATTTACAATAGCATCAACCATGTATTCATCACCAACGGCTTTAGGCTTTGTAAAACCTTTATGGTCTGCTAACAAACTTACTGTATGTGCCAACTAAATCGCCTCACAGAAGGTTTGTAATTTTGCCTTGACCCTTAAAGTATGAACAGCCCATTTCTCCCATTGTTCGGTAAAGAGCCTTGTTTCCAAGAGAACCGACACCGAATGGGTTTCCGTTTGAAATACCATCTTCAAAGTATTGAGTTGGCTTCATAACAGATAGCCACAAATGGTCTGTATCAAGGAAAAGCATATCACTAATCAAAGAAGAGTTTGTTCCTGTTTGAGTCATAGCCGCAACCGGAATCATTGGTATGTCGTAGTAAGTTGAAACTCTAAATCCAACCTCTTGACCCTTTACGCCTCTTACTCCATTAACAGTTGGAACAATTTCTTTTCTATCCATGAATCTTTCTTGTGCTTGTAGCAAGTCGGAAATAGTTTGTAGAGTATCATATCCTGTTAGAATAACCTTTGGTGAACCACCAGCAACTCTTAGCCTTCTAATCATATCATTTAGAACAGTTAGAGTCAATTGTCGTGCTTCTGCTGAAAGGTAGCCATCACCAAAAGAAACTTCGGAGTCAAGATATTCATTTCCTGCGGCACTTCGTAGTTTTCCGTAAAGTGTGTCAATTTGTTGGTCTGTTGCGCTATCTACAAGATTTCCACCCGCATTGTCAGCCAATTCTGCAATTTCAGCCGAGTTAGAAACAATCTTCAATAGAGAAGTATATCCTCTATCAATGGTATTTGCAGATTGATATGCGGTTGTTGGAGAATAGTTTTCCAAAGGCATAACAAGCATTTGGTTTTGGACTTCTGCGTGATGCTTGCCCATATCTTCTCTTAGTTGCGCTCTAATATCGCCAATTCCATCATCAATTGCCGCCATTTCCATCGCCAATTCGCTGAAAGAGAATTGATGTGCAATAATCTTAGGGCTTGTATATAGTGTGTCATACTCCGGTGCAATTGAAACCAATCCGTCTGCGTTTTGGTCTAAACGAGCATTTTCAACTACTCCACCAATATTATCTGCTCTAAGTGCATCAGCACCATAAAGAGTATCATTTAGTGTAGTATTTGAAGCGGCAGAAATATCCAATTTGTTTCCTGCTCCACCAGCAGGTCTTTTCTTCAAAATTCTCCAACCACTTGATGAATAAGGTCTTTTTGAAATAACCGATAGTGCATTACATTCTCGGTTTAGCATAGACCATACTTTTTGACCGTAAATCTTGTTGTAAAGATTTGCGTTAATACCTGTTGGTTGCGCTCCTGCTAATTGTGAACCATCGTGAGCAGTATGAATACCCGATACTGTTCCTGCGGCTTTAAGCAATTGATTACTAAAATAACCTGTTGCGCCTGTTCCATAAGTTTGTGCTTCTAAATCTGCTATTGTGTTAATATATCCTGTCATAATAAATCACCTTCAATTAAATCCTCCGACCATCTTATGAATGTCCGACCAATCCATTTCGGCCAATTCTTCCATAGAAGGGAGTTGAACGGTAGCCTCTTCTTGTGCTTTTAGGATTGTTTCCTTTTCAGCAGTTAGAGACTTTCTTAGTGCAGTAAATTCATCTTTTAGAGACGCAATTTCCTTTTGTGCATCATATTGAGACTTAGCCAAAATAGATTCTTTTGCAGAAACTTCTTGGTTAAATCTTGCTTCAAATGACTTTTGAAGATTATCGTAAGCCAACTTTTCAAGTTGTTCTTGACGGAAAGCCTCGTAAGCCTTCTCAATGTTAGCAACTGACAAATCAAGAGTTTCTAATTCGCTGTTGTCAAATGCTTTAACAACGGGCAAATCAGATGCTTTCGGGTTTCCGTTGTCAATAACGATTCTATCAGCAGGTTCGCCAATTTCAATTCCGCCAGCGTCAAGAGTATTTAGAACGGCTTTTTCTTCGCCATCATCATACATCTTTTCATCTTCTTCTGTCATTTCTTTCATGTAATCGCCCTTTTCTTTATCATCGGCCATATCCATCATTTCTTTATCATCTTCTTCCTTGCGTAGAGTATTGACTTCCGCCATTAGCGCATCTAACTCTTCAAGTGCTTTTTCTATCTTGCTCATATTTTTCACTTCCTTTGTGTTTTTTTCTTGTTTTAAAATATCAAATCTTGCTTCGGGGTTAATTCCTTTTTCACATATCGTAACTTCATGTAATTCAAGTTTGCTAATTTCATTGTAGTCGCCTAATTCTTGATGGGTTTTCTTTACCTTTTCTAAAGCCTGTCCTCCAATACTAAATGACCTCAATGAACCTTTCCTTATGCCTCTATTAATTTCTTTGGCTTTTTCTATATCATCTCTCAACTTAATTACAACAAAGAATCCAACATCATCTACTTCTGTTTTCCACAATCTCCCTGTTTTATCTCTATATGATTCTACTACTTCTCCCACTTGAACATTTGAATGATTTGTCATTACATTTCTAAACTTGGGGTTCTCCATATATTTCTTTACTGCCTCGTTAAGTGCTTTGAGTGTGATTAAATCATTTTGCTTATCTACGATTTCTATGCTTGCATATCCTCCAATCATTAAATCGTCTTGTGCTTTAAGAATCCTGAAATCGTGTCTGCTCTTACTCATTACAGATGATACCATTCCTCTCAACCCTTTGTTATACTATCCACTATATAAAGAACAACTAATTTTTAGTCGGAATTGACAATTTACTGTATTTATCTTCATATATATTCCATAAACCTTTATCGCTTTCTGTATCAGCAGGTTCTTGTTTATATCCTGTCCATGCAAGCCACATTTCTTTTCCTTCAACCTTGATTACTCTAAAATGCATCTTAGTTTCAAATTTATTACCTTTCAAGAAGTATTCATGATAGCCTTCTTTTTGGACACCTAACTCAATATCCCCTGCATCAACCACCTTTCCTCTTTCAACATTTTTAGCCACTTCTGCCGGATATTTACCTGCCGCCCCAAACAAATCAAACATTTCTTCTTGGTTATCTAAGTCAATAGTCCAAAATAAACTCTCATCTTCAAGTTTAATCCCTAATGTTATATTGTTATCTTCTCTTGAATATATTTTAAACAAACCTTTTCTGTTTTCTTTTGGGGTTTTGTATTCTTTTTTTATCTCTTCTTCTTGCATAATTTTATCATCATCAGCATGAAGTTTCTTATCTTTAATTGAAATGCCGTCTCTATTTTCCGCCCAATCTTTTAATTTAGTCTTTTTAGATTCTAATATATCTTCATAAATATCCTTATGCTTATCCTTCAAAAAGTCATGAACATCATTTACTGTTTTGTCGCCCATCGTTTTTAGATACTGAAAAATAGCCACCGTTAATTTACTTGCTTTAGTTTTCATTATTTCTTCTGCTTGGGCTTTCCACATATCTAAATCCGCTAAAGCATTCTTAGACATTAGATTATCTTCTTCAAAACCATAGATTACAAAGCCATTCATGTCCGATTTCATGATTACATTTGTTTCACCATGTATGTAATCAGTTAATCTAATTCCCTTTGTTAATGCTTCCACCTTATAATTAAGTGATTTTTTAGTATCTTGTGATAGAAGTTCAAGAGTAATTAGTTTATCGGGGTGTTCAACTTCCGGTATCTCAATTACCTTTGCTGAAAATAAACTAAACCCGTCTCCCTTTTTCTTAACTTCATCAACCTTGACTCTAACAATATCTCCAACATCAACCGCTACTTTAGTATTCAATGCTTTACCAACGCCAAGATACTTTTTACCATTTATTTCTTGACCTTCCATATCTTCCGGAATTGGCCCAACGCCCACAGTATATGAATAAAGATTACTTTTCGTCTTTTTCTTATCTAAAACTATTACATCTAAATCAACAAACTTCTTCCACTTAATCCATTTAGGATTCTTTTTAGTTCCAATATAATATGTTGAAGTTGCATCTTTGATAACTACTCCTTCCGAAGTGGGTATGTCCATCATTTCTTTTGCATATTTTTCAACATCTTTTAGACTATCAGCCTGTCGTGTATCTTTTTTAGAAGGATAAGCGATGGCTTGATTAGACTTTGATGAATAATTATTGAATAAAATAGTCATTCTATCTTCTAATTCTTCATCTGTTAATGTTTGTGATTCGTGCCGAATAATATCAAACACATGACACTTTAATTTAGCATCTTTGTATTTTCCTTTAAAAACATGAGCAATAGTATCTGCTCTATGTAGTGCATCATCACCGTCAAAAAGAATTAACTCTCCATCTAAAATACAATCCCCGTATTCTTTTTTCTTAAGTTCCTCAACCTGTTCTTTGCACTTATCAGTAATGTCTTTTTCATTGTAAGAATAAATTTTAACCGAACCATCTATTTTATGCAACTGTATTCTCATACCGTCATATTTTTCTTGGACATACCAATTACCACTAAAGCCTTTCAGTTCATTAATATCATCTATCTCAAATATTCTATACATTGGTTTATTAGGAACAATAAATTGAGAAATGGACTTTTCTGTTAATTCTTTTTGAGATTTCTCTAATCCTTCTATTTCTTTTAAATCTGTCCATTCTTTCTCTTCATGTTGAGAAAAGAAAATAAGTTCTAATAGTTCCATTCCTGCCTTTACTTTAGATTCAACCTTCTTTGAGTCTTTTCCATCACCATAATGCTCTATAATATAGAGGGCAATATCATCAGATTCAAGGTCAAGTCCATCAAGACCCTCCGTTATCGTGTCAGGTTGCATACCTTTAATGGCTAAAATGTCCGGAGATAGTGCTTTATTGTCGTCTCTTAGTGCATAATGAATAAATTTCACCATAGTTTCGGGATTATCTAACAATTCTTCAAGGACACTACCTTTGAACATTTCAGCAAAAGGGTCTGCAACTATTTTAGAAGAGTATCTAATGAGTTTTATTTTTTCAAACAATCCTTTCGCTTCTCTTGATATTGGGTTTTTTACTTCTTTATTTTCTATTTCATCTTCATCAATGAAATTTCTTAACTCTTTACCTGCGGCATCTAATTCCTCATATGATTCTATGATTAAATCAACCGTTTTTCTCCAACGGCTTCCGTATTCATCGGGGTCATGAACTGCCGATAAATAGGCGACTCTTGTTTTTTCAAAGAGTCTTAATATTTCTTGGGAAGGTTGTTTATCCTTCTCAATAGAGCCGAGTTTCATTCTAATCCCTTATTTTTTAATAAACATTATTAGGTGGGAATTTTGTAAATCTACTCATTTCCGGAGACATATCTTCCGCTAATGGCTTTTTAGGTCGCATAAACTTATCATAATCGGGGTCTAACGCTTCATCGGATTTTTTATCTCTTGGTTCGGGTATTTTTCTAAACTCTTTTTCAAGGTCAGTCACAAGACCGGATAAAGAACTAATCATTCTGCTTATTTCACTTCTGTTTGAAGGGTCGCCTTCTCTAAATTCCCTTGATAAATGACCTATTGTTCTATCTAATTCTGCTATTCTTGCCGTTAGCATTTCCCTATCTTCTGCATCTAAAAAGGGATTAGTCATGTAATCCTCTTCTTTGATATTTTTTAGAAGAATAATTGCTTTAGAAATTTCTCCTGCATAAGCGTGTAATGTAGTTGGCCCATCATTTGATTTAAACTTAGTAGTATCTTTTTCAGCCTTTGGTCTTTTTAGTTTAACTGCTTCGGACTCATCTTTGCTTGGGTTTCTATTATTTTCTAATGATAATGCAAGTTGTTCCTTTGCATTACGAGCCTTTTCTATCGCTAAACTAATTATTCTTTCTTCTCTTGTTACTCTTTCCGGCATTTAGTTTCCCTCCACTTGTTCTACCATTTTGTGTATTTCCGACCAATCCATATTACTAACATCTGTTGTTGGTAATGCGCTTACTCCCCCTATTGAATTATCCATAGCGGGTGTTGGGCTATTAGTTATAACGAATCCGGCTTTTCTTAAAATACTATCCTTTGAATATACGGTTCTTTCTAATTCTTCAACTTTAGCCGTTAAAGCCTTAATTATTGTTAGCAGTTCTTCATTTATTGTTTTATCTGTCATTCTTCTTTCCTCCTGTTGGATAAACAATATCTCTCAATTGTCTATATAGAAGTTCATACTCTTTACGAAGTTTGGTAGCGGTAGCAACAATATCAATGTTGCGTTCATTCATTGATTTCATTTTCTTATTTAGAACCTTATCGGATTTAGTTAAGTCTAATTCTCTAAGAGTTGAAATCAAATCTCCTAACTTAGTAAAATCCTGTCCAAAAAATTCTGTGGGTTCAGCCGCTTGTAGTGTCTTTTTTAGTTTCTTTCTACCTTTAGCATCTAATGAATCAAGAACCTCTTTTGGCTTTTGTTTTTCAGCCTTTAGGATAAAATCTTCTCCCTCACCGTAAAAATCCCATGTCATTGTTCTTCACCTGCCCCTTCTATCATGTAGTTTAGTTCATTAACAATTTCTTGTAATTCATCAACTTTAGCATTAAATTTATCTTCAAATTCTCCCATTTTTCTAACTGCTTCTGCATCAATTGTTGGAAGGCCATCAAAATCTAAGCCGTCTGCATCAAGAGTCAATTTAACTTCGGGATTATCTGTTAAGTAAGCACTTATGCCTCCTTCAATCCCATCTTCTTGACGAGAAGCAAACGCTTCTATTCCTCTTGCTTGATTATAAAGTTTAATAACAATATTTCCGGCTTTTGTTATTTTTGTTTTAAGAGCGTCTATCGGGTCATTTTCTTGGAACATACCAATTATTTTTCTAAAGCCACTAAGAGGTTCTTTGAGCCTATCAGCCGCATTTAAAGTAATTAGGTATTGTTTTAATTTGGCCTGTTCAACTTCTAAATCTTCTTGGATTTCTGCTGTGGCTTCTTGAATAAATCTTTCTTTTCCTGTGTCCATTTCTTTAATTCTATCCATTAGTCTTTTGACCTCATCGGGTTTTGTTCCCGTAGAATTAATTAGCGTCATAATTCCTGCTCTTAATCTTTTAATTTTTAATTGAACTATTTTTTCGGGTTCTTGCATTATTTCTTCTATTTCTTGAATCTTTTCTTCAACAAATTCTTTTTTAACCCTTATTTCAGCAGTTTTACTACTAAGTTGCTTTATATCATCTTTGATTGCTTTATATTCTCTTGCGACTTTTTGGCTCTTGCCTTGAGCAAACATCATCATTCCTCGTAATTCTCTTGCTCTTTTTCCTCTATCCTGCATTGTTTTTGGTGTTCTACCGTATTGTTGTTGATGCAACATTTTCATAATTTCAAGAATATCCTTTCCTTCAATATCTTTAGCCAATAGTGCAACATAATCATTTTGTAGTTCCTTTACATTAATGTCTTTCTTTTCATTTATCTTGACCTCAAACTGTTTAGTGTCTTTATCTCTTTTGAAATCTTTTCCTTTTAGAACACCGTCAATTAACAAACGACCATATTCTTTAATTAAATAATCATTATCCGTTTTAATGTTTCTTAAATCTTGTAGAGTTTTAACAGAATTATCTTCACTACCGCTTACTTTAAGAAAATCTTTCATTCCTCCAACAACAACCTCTTTCTCTCTTTCTGCCCTACTTGTCTTGAAAGTTTGTGTTTCTATTCTTGCATTTTGCATTATATCTTGAAGAGGTTTTAGTTTAGATAATAATACACTTAAATATCTATAAGCATCTTTTTCATCTTCCATCAATTGAATGTCGGATTCAATTTCTGCGGATTCTAATTTAGCATCTCTTTCTTCACTACTTAAATAATCCATACTTGAAGTTCCCAATGAATCCTCTTCTCCTGTTTCATCATCAGCAATTCCATACTGTTCATCTTCTTCCTCTTCTTCTGCTTTCTTGATATATTTTCTATAAGAAACCATATTTGCTGAATTAATATTTTTTATCAAAGACTCTTTAATCAAGGTAATATTTGAATCGCTCTTAACTAATTCTTTAGTTTCATCATCTAAATCAGCCTTCAATAAAACATTTTTTAAAGACTTATCTTTAAGCAACTCAATAAACATATAATCACCTTAAAATGGAATGTTTTCCGAACTTTTTCTTTTCTTAGGAGGCAACAAAATAACATCGGGATTACCGTTTGATTCCGGTCTTGCTTTGTGTGTAGTATCTGTCGGTAGCCCTACTGACATATCCCTATTCTTTTTTACTTTATTATTTTCTTGCGCTGTTAATGCCTTTACTTGTGCTAACTCCTTTGTTAGTCTTATTTGTTTTTGTCTCAAATCTTCGCTCATATTTTTTCCCCCATTTGTCCTCTTGTTCTAATTAACATATCAATAAGTTCATCTTTTGACATTTGTTCAATTCTATTCATAACTTCATCAATTAAATCTTCTTTTGCCATATTAGCAAGTTGTTCATCAAGTTCCTGTTCTTCGGGCATATCCATAATACTTTCCTTTCTTGCTCCTTTTGGTTCTCTTGAAATATCGCCAAGAACCTTATTAGCAGTTCTTTGTCTTGCTCCGCTTCTAATACCTTCTTCTCTTAATTGTCTTAAGTCCTTAAAATTTCTTTTAAATTTTAATATATCTATCCAAGTCATTATCCTACTCTCCTTTCTGTTCTTCTATCATTGTTTTGATTTCCTGCTTCTAATGGTAATCCTGACATTCTTTTATCCGGCCCTTGATTCATAGATGGTTTATTTCTTGTTGTTGCTGGATTTGCTTGTGGCTTACTTCCGCCCTGTAATGCTTGCTCCTGCATTTGTCCTAATTGGGAGGCATCTATATTAGTTCCGGCATAAGGGTCTGTTTCGGTATTACTTTCCGAACCTTCTTCTTTGGGTTTTTCTTCTGGTTCAGGCTTAGTAAAGGTAAAGTTTCCATCTTCATCCATATCAACTTCAAATCCTAAATTCTTAGTAGAAGCCGCAATATTAACTTCAATCTCTCTTTTTCTTAATACTGCTATTTCATCTTCTTCTTCGCTTGGTGGTAGTTTTAAATTCCAATCAGTAATTCCAAATTGTTTTGTTAGGAATGGAAATACATAATTATTATAGACAGTTTGTGCTTTTTGAACGGCTCTATTGGTGACAAGTATTTGCATACCTTCATTGTTTAATCCACCGCTTGTAGTATTATCAGCCATGAAAACTTTACTTACTCCATAAAACGCTGATATTCTATCTCTTAAATCATCTTTA